TAATTTATAATTGAAAGAATGATTCATAGTTTTTCATCATTTTTTTCATGTTTTAAATATGAAAAGCTGTTACAAAGTTTAGTTTTTTGTTTAATTAATATATAATATGTCCATTGTAGAAAATAAATTATCAAAGAAACAATTATTCTGCGCTTATTTAGGTGGTTCAGCTATTCAAACTATTGCTGATAATCCAATTACAGCTTATAGACAATTGATACAACAATATGCCAAAAATAGTTCGGGATTAATGGTTGAACCAAAAATAGCAGTTCAACAAGCAAAAAATGTATTCATTAAAAATCCAATATCCGCCAGTTTATCTGGTTTAGTGCCTAGAATGATAGGTGTTGGATTTAAAAGAGTTCCCAAATTTGGTTTTTTATGGGGTATAACCCATTTAACAGGTGGAGCTGATCCCGGAATGATTTCTGCTGTTGGGGCATCAATATTCTCAGCATATTGTATCAATCCAATTCGTATGATTGAAAAACAACAAAGAATTGATCTAAATACTACTGGAAAAGTTCGTTCTGTATTGGATATTCTAAGAGAAGCACGTTCTGAGAATTATAAACCATTATTTAGAGGGACTGTTCCTTTAATGGGACATTCCGTTGCTAGTGCTACAACTGGATTAGTTGGACAACCTCAACTACAAAAATATATTGAAAATATGTTAGTAGGTAATAATTTATCTGATAATACATTTAGTATTTCTAAATCATCAGCCAACTTAATCGCATCAACAATTGTTAGTCCCATTTATGTATTTATGACAAATCCCATATCAAGATTAGAAGTTATTATGCAGACATCATCAATAAAGCAAAAAGCCATTCCATTAACAGAAGCATTAAAAGAGTTAATTTCAGATAGTAAAAACTTTGGTTTAAAAGGTGCTTTTAGAGGTCAAGGAATAGGGATGGTGAAGGCGATTATTTCATTAAGTTTATTTCATGAAGGCAGAATGTTTAGTGAAAAAATGATTATGAAAGCGAATCAAAATGGTTTAATCCAAAGCAAATAAATGGGTGGAGGCAATCAAAAAGGAGGGAGTGGTGGAACCTCAGCTACCATCATCGGGGTTTTGTAACATGATATAGACAATATGCCTGGTTTTTCAAAAAAATTGATTTCAAAAAAAAACACCCTTTATTACAATAAAGCATTATGGCAAGCTATAAAAACATATTAACTGGAGAAGCACGAAGAACAAAGCCTCTTTCAGTCCCAGTTACAGTTGAACAGAAAAATGAAACATATGATGATGCGATGCACGAGCTTATAGAAAATATAAAGAAAAAACATGAACGACAACCAGAATTAGAGGAAATCAATCAGAAAATCGAAGATGCAAAGAAAATGGCGGATGAATCTTCCAAGATGAGAAAAGAAATTCGTGAGCAAAAGGCAAAATTAGAAGCAATGGAAAAGGCTGAAAAAAAATTATGGTTTGATAGCTTTAATCAATTGCGTGAATACGAGGGTCAATTACCTGGAAATACATTAATTCTTTACAGACACGCAGTTGAACTTTCCAGAGGAGAACATGGTCCTAGTCAATACGCAAAAAGTATTGAGCTTTTCGAGAAGCTACTGATTGACCCGGAATATGCTGAATGTGCCGCTTTCTATTTGGCAGGTATGTATCTGAAAGGAAAAGTTGATGATTTACGGAAAGATAGACACGATCGACGATATCATTTGTCGGACTTAAAAAAGGCAGAACTGTATGCTAGATTCATAAAAAGTTCAAGTTGGAAATCTGCTTGGGAGAACAAAAAAAAAAAGTACTACTCACGTTGTTGAGAATAAATTTTTAAAAGTAAAAAATTTGATTTTTTTTATTATTATCTTAATATTATGATAAAAAAATCAACATGGCTGATAGACAAAAGGTTGAACCTACGAATATTGTTTTCGTTTTTGATGTTAGTGGATCCATGGTTGACTTATTGAAAAAATTAGTACATAGTTTTAATACAGAAATTTTAGCAACTCACAAGAAAACTTTTTCGAATGCGGAAGATATTGACGGTATTGTGCCTGAAAATGAACTATGTCTTGTTTCTATGATTACATTTTCAGGTTGTAATCAGATTAATGTTCTATATCAAGATATTCCTATCATAGAAATGGAAGAAATAAAGAATGGGCAACTGGTTGCGGATGGACTAACTGCATTGAGAACTACAATTGTATTTGTAGATAATATGATTAAAACATTGAAGTATCCAAATAGAAAAACAATGATTTTCATATTAACCGATGGTGAAGATACTGATTCATATAGGGAAGATAGCTGTAAGAAAATTAGTGAAATTTTTGAACGATATGAACGAACAAAAAAGGAAGATCCCAAACATTGTATTAGTGCTACCCTTGTAGGTTCAAACCAAGACGCAATTTTAACCGGTGGGTCAATGGGTCTTTCTAGAACAAACGCCTTAACCTTTAATAATGATAATATTAATGATGCGATGTCATCCATTGGAAGAATGGTTTCAAGAGTTGTTTCTGGAGATGAATGTTCTCCATCCATTATTGAAGACGATCGAATTAGGTCTTGCCCGGAATATACACCTAATTCAGCCGAATTTGTTGTTGTAGAAGATAGAGATTACTAATCACTTAGAGCACAATGTATTGCTTTTGTAAGTCTAAATTCTAATGTATTATTTAACGTATGTAAAATAGTTTCCGAAGGGAGTATGATTTCAGATTGACAACAAAATATAAATTTTTGAGAATGTTCTAGACTTTTAGTTAGACCTACAGGGTCCATTTCAGTATTATTAATATGATATTTAGTATCTTTCTCAACTAAAATACATTTTTTTTGATCTGGTAAATTCATTTCAGAATTCATAGGACCGATTAAATAAATTGTTCCACCTATATTTACCTTAGTATTATATTCTAATGTGACATTGATGTTTGTATCAAGTGTCAAATCAAACTTATTAGCAACATACCTAGAATGAGTAATAAACTTACTTCCAGACTTTATAATTGCGTTCATTTAACTATAGATATTATTTTATGAAGTTATTTTTTTATATGTTAATTAAAAATTGATAAAATTTTTGTAAAATTTTTTTTATTGTAAACGGAATGGGTATTATACTAATAGCAACAAAAATATGTATTACTTTAATGCTAATGCTTATATCATTATATATCTATTTACTCATAGAAATAAAGACTTTTAATAAATGCGAAACGGACGCTCTAGGAATTTCTTATTGTTTATTATTTGGATTATTTATACTAGAAATCCTTTTATTTCGTATGTTAATTGGAGTCTTTACACGTAATTATAACGAAATAAATTGGGACTATGACTTCTTTGAAATGAATAATAATGAGTCTAACCAATACAATATAATGTTTACATTTATATTAGTTCAAGTTATATTTAGTTATATAGGTTTACTCTCTCTAAAATGTATTTGGAATTATTATAAGTATATAGATACCAATTGTTTATTACTGAATGAATTTATAGGTTTTGGATTTATAACATTTTTCATAGTAAGTATAGTTAACTACTATAATTTGTGCTATTTTTTAGTTTTAGGTATTATTACAATAATTATTCCAAAAAAAATGTTCTATTATTTCGATAAATTATTAGAAAATCGATCAAAACTAAATATAAAGGTTTTTCAAGGAGATAATCCTGAATGTTGTATATGTTATGAAGAAAATTGTTGGATAAATCAATGTGGTCATTTAATTTGTAAAAAATGTGTTCTTCAAATGAATCGTTTAAAATGCCCTCTTTGTAAAGGGAATATAAATTTACTTCAATCGTATAAAATATATATTAAAAATCATAATAAATAAGATCATAAAAGGTAATAATAAAATATAATACTATTATATAAATGAATTCAAATATAAATATAGAGATTCCTCGGGCTTATAATAGAGATCTATATTTACAAATATTCAATAGATTACATAATGGGGAACATATAGGGAACTATCAACAAGATAATGAATACTATACATACAATATGAATGTATTTATTGAAGATATCCGTCAATTAGGATTAAATCTAAATACTAGAGAAGAATATAATAGAATAATTGGTAGTATACAAAGTAGTAGAGGACAATCTCTATTAAAGACTAGAGTTTTAAGAGAAATATTACATATGGATGAACAATATAGAAGTTTACCTCCACCTAGAATAATTGGAGGTAAGCGACGTTCAAAAAACAAATTACGTAAATCAAGAAAAATAAAAATATAATATGTTTTATAGTTTACCAAATACTTTTAAAGCATCTTGACTTGCCAATTGTTCCGCTTTTTTCTTACTGTTACCAACACCTCGTCCTACAATATTACCATCTTTATCATAAACACCCATTGTAAATATTCTATTATTTGGAGGTCCACTTGAATTAATTTCAACATATCTTGGCACAATTTGAAATGTCGCTTGATAGTATCGTAATAAAATGTCTTTATAATTAGTGTCATTTTGAGTGAGATCATCAAAATCAATGAGTTTTTGAAGCAAATGAACAACCAATTTTTCACAGACTTCATATCCAGGTCCACTTAAAAGACCTAATTTTTGGGTATATACACTTGGAATATTTGAAAAATCTTCAAAAAGTGCTCCCATAAAACTTTCAAATACATTTTCTAAAATTTTATCATTATTACGTCCATTGCCTTGTTCTTCAACATGTTTTGAAATTACTAAAAATCGTTGTAAGCCTAAATATCTAGCAAATCTAGCATAAAATTGTGTGCTAATTAAATTAGTTTTAAGTTTAGTTAAAAACCCTTCCTGTTCTGTAGGAAATGTTCTATATAGAAAATATACAATAATCGAGTTCGTAATTTGATCTCCTAAAAATTCCAAACGTTCATTGCTATCCTCTTGTAATTCTAATACATTAGGTTCACGAACAATTTGAACATCTAACATTTTATTTTGTAAAATACGTTTTAAGTAGCTCTTATGAGTAAATGCCAAATGATATAATTTTAAATTACGAACTGGTAAATTAATCCCTACTTTTTTTAAAATATCTTCCACTTGCTCTTTAGTAGCAAGGAAATTATTAGGATTATATGGATTAATCTTAATAGTATCCTGATCATAATGATTTCCCCCACTGTTTCGGATTGGAGAATTTTTTTTCCTTGAAATAGTAGTCCAATCCTTTTCAATAGCAATTGCTGCTGCTGACATTCTATAGTATTATTTAGTACAATTTATCTTTAAGTGTTTTCGGAAAAATAATAATCAAATTTTCACTGTATAAAAAATAGCAAACTTATAATAATATAGTTATGAATATTAGTAAAGGAACAAATGAAATATTATTAGCATTTGATAGCGGTAAACCTTTTACGGTTGGTAAAATAGGAGCAAATGAATTAAATTCGCTATTTATTATGTTTTTAAAAAAAAATAATATAAATCATCCAATACTTCAATATAATAATTCTTTTCTTTATAATATTACCCGGACAGCTGGAGTTTATCCTGAGAATGAGGAAAATATAAATAATTATTTAGAACGTTTTAAGAGTTATTTAAAAGATTTAGATATTTGTGCAATTTGGAATAATAATAAGGAATTTGAAATGACGCTAATGCAATCATGTAATCCTAATTTTAAACAAATTGAATTGTGTGATATAGAGCCGTTTTATTTTGATATTCATTGGTCTTATTTTCTAAAGGGTAAAAATGTGTTAGTTATTTCAAGTTTTAGTAAATCAATTGAAAACCAATATAAAATTAAGGATAAAATTTGGAATAATGGTTTATTACCTGATTTTAATCTTATTACTCTACAATTTCCAACGATGTATTATCTTGTGAATGATAACAAAAAAAAAGAATATCCAGTAAATAGTAATAAGTTATTAGATGAATATATAGAAAAATTAAAAAATATAGATTTTGATATTTTATTAATAGGTGCGGGAGCATATAGTATTCCTTTAATAGTAGAAGCAAAACGAATGGGTAAAATCGGTATCCATTTAGGTGGTGGATTACAAATCGTATTTGGTATTAAGGGAAGTCGATGGGATAATCATAAAATAATAAGTAAATTTTATAATGACCATTGGAAACGTCCTTATCCAGAGGAGATTCCTGAAAATAGTAAAATGGCTGAAGAAGGAGCCTATTGGTAATTTATATGTATAAAAACTAAAGCTTAAAATCTAAGATATAAATATATTATATATTATTTATGTCTGAAATTTCATTAAAAAACTTAAATTTAGATAAAGATTGTTGGGATATTATTGATAGTTATTTTAACACTGTTTCTAATTATATTAGTAAAAATCAAATAGATAGTTTTAATATGTGTTTAGATGAACAAATCGCAAAAACAATTCGTCAATTTAATCCTATACAATCGGTATATGATTATAGAGATAAGGGTCGTTTTGAAGTTGATATTATTATAGGTGGTAGTTTAAAAGGTGAAGATATTGTGAATGATGGTATGAGTATAACAATTGGTAAACCAGTAATATTTGAAAAAAAAATAGTAATCGATCAAAAAACTGGTTCTGAAGAAGAAATAACCAAAACAAAACAATTATATCCAAATGAAGCTCGTCTAAAAAATTTAACTTATAATATAGCTATTTATACTGATATATACATTTTATATAAATATTATGAAAAGGATAGTCTTAAATTTAAAAATATATCTACATTTAAAAATAAATTATTAGGACGTATGCCTTGTATGTTACAATCAAAAGGATGTGTTTTAAGTGCTATTCCAAGGGCTAATCTTAAGGAATTTGGAGAGTGTCCCTATGACCATGGAGGATATTTTATAATAGATGGTAAAGAAAAGGTAATAACCGCACAGACACGTCAAATTGAAAACAAGATTTATACTAAAAAAAATAAACCAGATGATCCTAATGAATATGAAGCTGAAATACGTAGTGTGCCAGAAAATACTCATCAACCTGCTAGAATTACGCGTATTTATCTAAAACGCCCTGTTGAAAAAATAGAAACATTTAAAAAGGGTGAAAAAAACACTCCAGATATACAAATTAATAAATCTGGTATTATAACTGTAGCTGTTCCTAATATAACGGAGTCTATTCCAATATTTATTTTATTTAGAGCATTAGGTGTTACAACTGATAAAGAGATTTTACAATATATATGTGGTGATTTAGAAAATACTAGTGATAAAAACGAAAAACCTATGTCTGAGATATGGCAAAATTATTTATATGATAATGTTTATATAGCATCACAAGTTAAAACACAATTAGATGCCTTGAGATATATACAAAATATAATAAGAAGTTTAAATCCTAATAGAGCTGATAAAAAAGATGTTTTGACTGATGATAAATTAAGAAAAGATAGAGAAGCACGTATTAAATATTATCAATTATTAAAAGATAATGAAGACATTGATTTTAAATATATTATGGATATTCTATATAATTGGTTTATTCCTCATATGGGAACTAGTAATTTTAGTGAAAAAGCCGCGTTTTTAGGCTATATGACACGTGAATTATTAAAGACAAAATGGGAAATGTTAGAAGTTACTGACCGTGATAATTATACATATAAACGTATAGATGTTGGTGGATTTTTAATGTCAACAATGTTTCGCGATCTTTACTTTCGTGTAAGAAACTTTTTAGAACAAAGTATAAATACAAATTATAATGAATTAGATAAAAAACAATCAATTATAGTAAACGATGATTTTAAATCAAATATCAATGAACTATTGGTAAATGAAGGAAATATATCTACATTTTTGAATCAAGAAATTATTACAGATGGTTTTAAATATGCTTTTAAAAATTGTTGGGGATTGAAAAATGCTCCATGTAAAGAGGGAGTTGTTCAAGATTTAGCAAGATTAACATATCTTGGAATGATTAGTCATGTTCGTCGTGTTGTAACACCTCTAGGTTCAAGTAGTAAATTACGTGGACCACATATGTTACACCTTTCAACTTATGGTATTTTATGTCCGATTGAAACACCTGATGGTGGTAATGTAGGTGTAAAAACAAATATATCGATATTAACTGATGTTACATTTGGAACAAATAGTAGTGGTATATATCAAGCATTATTAGATAATCATTTAATATTAGTCAATCAATTTCCTATTGATACCATCGTAAAGAATAAAGACCTTGTAACAGTATTTTTAAATGGACGTTTAGTAGGTTATCATAAATATCCGAATATTATTGTCAACCGACTTAAATTATTACGACGTAATGCTCTTATTAATATTTATACTAGTATAGCTTGGTATATTGACCGCATGGAAATTAAAATTAGCACAGATAGTGGTCGTAGTTGTCATCCAATGTTAATCGTAGAAGAGAATAAATTATTAATAAATTCATCGCACCTAACAGCTATAAAAAACGGTTCTATAAATTGGTATCATTTAATTGCTGGTCGTGATAATTGGAATCAATATGACCCACGTTATTATAAAACCCAAAAAACAAATGAAGAATTGAAAATGAGTGGCGGTGTAATTGAATTTATTGATACGGAAGAATTAAACACTTGTCTATTAGCAATGAACTATAGTATGCTTATAAATAATCCTAATTCTAGATTTTCACACTGTGAAATAAATCCATGTATTATATTTGGTATTATGGGCAGCATTATTCCATATGTTCAAACAAATCAATTACCTAGAAATCTATATAGTTGTGGTCAAGGAAAACAAGCAATTGGCGTCTATGCTTCTAATTATTTAAATCGTATGGATACAAAAACACAAGTTCTATATTATCCACAAAAATCTTTAATACAAAATCGTATTAGTAAACATCTTTATAATAATACACTACCGTATGGTATGAATGCTATCATTTGTATCGCTTGTTATACAGGATATAATCAAGATGATAGTATTATTTTTAATAAAAGTGCTGTAGAACGTGGACTTTTTCGTTCTATAAAATATCGTACATATAGTATTCGCGAAGAACAGAATGAATATACAGGTCTACGTTCTAAAATATGTAATCCATATTTAATAAGCGATGAACGTATTGTTGTTCAAAATCTAAAACCAGGTAATTATAATAAATTAGGATTAAATGGTATTATTAAAGAGGGTGTTAAAGCAGATGAAAATGATATTGTAGTAGGAAAAGTAATTATGACGAATAATTATGATAGTGATGGTAAACAAATTTATTTAGATGCCAGTGAATATGTTCGCAGAGCTGAAACGGGAACAGTTGATAAAACTTTTTTTAGTTATGATAATAATGGATTTATGTTTGTGAAAGTACGTTTACGAAAAGAAAAAATACCCGAATTAGGTGATAAATTTGCCAGTCGTAGTGGCCAGAAAGGTATTATGGGTATGTTATTAAATGAAGCAGACATGCCTGTTTCCGCTAAGGGAATACGTCCTGATATGATTATAAATCCCCAAGCTTTTCCTAAACGTATGACAATAAGTCAGTTTGTAGAATCATATTTTGCCAAAGGGTGTAGTTTATTAGGTATTTTTGGAGATAGTAGTCCTTTCCAAACAATACCTATTGAAAAAATAGGCAGTGTATTAGAAGGATTAGGTTATGAACGATATGGATGTGAATTATTATATAATGGTTCAACTGGAGAACAACTAGAATCGGATATTTTTATTGGACCAACTTATTATGAACGTTTACAACATCAAGTTGAAGATAAAATACATAGCCGTGCTGAAGGAGCGGTGACTATGTTAAGTAAACAACCTACTGGTGGTCGTAGTATAGGTGGTGGTTTACGTATAGGTGAGATGGAACGTGATTCATTATTAGCGCATGGTGTTGCTGGATTTATTAAAGAAACTATGGCTGATCGTTCTGATTCTACGGATGTTATCATTTGCTGTGGCTGCGGTCAAATTGCTATGGCAAATGTTCAAAAAAATATATATCATTGTTATAATTGTAATAGCAGTCGTGTTTACTATGAAAAAAATAGAATGCATAAAGAACAAACTGAAACAAGTAAAAATGAATTTGAATTATTACAAATTCCATATGCTATGAAATTACTTACTCAAGAATTAGAAGGTATGTCCATTCAACCGCATTTTATTACAAATAGTAGTTCAAAAAAATGGAAAGAACTGAATGAATGGTCGGACTATTCCACAGAACGTGATAAAAGAATGACTGGAGTCAAAAATACGAATAAATCTTATTATACGGCTCAAGGAAAAGAGCTCGATGCTCCATTTAGAAAATATATAAATATGATAAAGTCAATATTAATATCTGGTTCAAATGCTTTTGCTAAATTAAATAGTTCATATGGACGTTCTAATCTAATTGATTTTAGTGCTGGTCGTGGAGGAGATATAATGAAATGGATTGAATCAGATTATGAATATATATTAGCATTAGATATAGACGAAAATGGTCTATATCATTCAGAAGATAATTTATCAAAACGTATAGAAAAATTTAAAGAAAATAGAGAATATTCAAAATGGTTTCAAAATTCTAAAATAGATATTGGTGTTAGTAATTGTTGTGAAAAATTTTTAATTGGTGATAGTTACAAACATACTAGCGCAAATAACATAAAAAGATTAGACAAAATAATAGCTACAAATGGACCAAATTCTTTTGATGTAGCCAGTATTCAATTTTCTATCCATTATTGTTTTGATAGTATTTTACATATAAATAATGTGTTTACAAATATAAGTGATTGTTTAAAAGAAAATGGAATAGCTATTATTACAACATTTGATGGAACAAAAGTATATGATTTATTAAAAAAAAATAATGGGATTTTTAAATTTTCAGTTGACAATGTCGAATTATACACAATATCATTTAAAGAAAAATATATTTGGGATACATTACCTAATGATAAAAATGGAATAGGTGTTGCTATTAATGTAAAATTAGCATCTACTGGAAGTGAAATTACTGAATATTTAGTTCATCCGCAATTACTATTAACATATGCTAAATTAGCTGGATTACGATTAGCCACAATCACAGAAGTTAAAAGAAATTTTAAATATTTACAATTTCCATGTGATACAATGACAAAACCTTACGATTATATGCCTACTACTAATGAAAATAATGAATTATTTGTAAATAAAAGATTTAATAATCTAAAAACCTTTGCTGATTTATATAATTATTACATATTCATTAAAGAAACACCAAAACAAATAACATTTGAAAATATAGAACAATGCCAGCGCGCAATAATACCAGAAATAGAAACGATTACAATATATGATGTTTATTATTTTGCTAGTCTATATGGCACTAAACCTACATCAAAACAAATACCAAATGAAACTAAAATATTATCATCAAATGAATTACAACAAATAGAAACAAACTATAAACGTAAAAATATCAAAATAAATAGTGAACTTTTTAATAATATACTTAATACAAGTATTAGTCAAACAGATGATATTATTTATTTATCAATTAAAAATGGAAAAATTGTTTTTTTTGCTCCAGTTATACAAAATAATAGTAATATACTTGTAAATGTTATTCCAAACACATATAGTAACATATTTGATTATTATATGGATAAATTTAAAAATTATCCTGAATTATCAAGAGATCCATTAATAGAATCTTCAATATATTGGCGTAAAGAAGGATGTATTTTAAAAAATACTAGAGAAAAAATCAAATGGAATGACACTTTTTATTCTGAAATTTACCACATGTTTTATATATTATGTCATGAAAGAACAATATTTGATGTCGACCTTTTAATAAATAAAGGTCAAACTGAAATAGAATTTCCTAAAAATACATCATTACATTATCCTATTTTACAATTTTTTGAAAATTCTGAAAATACTGCCCCTTCTTTAGCAATTCCTACAGCTGTTGATTGGTGGATGATAACACGTTTATTTTTCAAAACAAATAATCAATGTGTTAATGATTATTTAAATGAAATTGATCAAAATCTAGTTGTTTCTGATTGGCAAAAAAAAATAAATAAAGCTGTATTTAGAAATGTAGCAAGAGGTTGTGACACAGTAGCATCACAAAATAATTTACGTTTAGAATTAGCTAATATAATTAAAGATAGACAAGATGTAGATGCTGCTTTTACAGGTATTGATAGTGACGATATTTTTGTCGTTAATTATACAATAAATTATATGAAAAAAACAGATATTGAACAAATATTAGAAATTAAAAATGATATTAAAAATTATGCGGAACTATCTAAATATAAATTTATTTTATCTGTTGCTGCTTATAATGTAAGTTATAAATTAGGTTATTTATTATCATTAGGTTCATTAATTATTCAATATCAAAACAGGGATAAACCTAATAAATTGTGGTTTGAAAAATATTTAATACCGTTTAATCCAATGAATGGAACTGACCCAGAAAATTCAGATTATATTATTGTATCTAATGAACAAGAATTAGATTTTGCTCTAAAATGGTGTGAAGGAAATGATAATATATGCGAAAAAATAGCTAATAATGGCAAAACAAAAATGAATAAATTATTATCTAAAGAAGTTGTTTTAGACTATTTACAATACTTAGTAAATATGAATGCTGGTATGGTATATGAGAAAACTAGCACTATAAAAATGAAGGATTTACATTATCAAATAGGAAATATTGATGTCGAAAAGCGTGTTGCTGATTTAATTATGAATAATAAAGATATTATACAAGGTTATTTTAATCTAGATACATTCAAATTAAATGGTTTAATTAATCAAAATGGTAACAAATACTATAATATAAATTTTTCTGGAACTAATGATTTTGATAAAGCAAAACAATATTTAGAGAATATATCCAATTGGATAACCGCAAATATAAATAATCTTAGTGAAACAATTATCAAACAATTAAATAAAAGATTAAATGAAATAGAAAAATATTTTTATGTATACATCCTCATTAAAAATGAGAATATTATTATATTTGGTGATAGTGTTAATGTAGATAAATGTATAGAATATATTACAGACAGTAATAATGGCAATTATTTAGATATATTGCCACCCTTTGATAATAGACAAATTAGACTTAAAATAACTGAAAACGATTTACAAATAGGTATTCATCTAGATAATTTAGCAATCGTTTTTCCTACTTTTAATGGAATAGATAATTTAGTAAAAAATAATACTGATTTATTACGACAAATATTTCAAAAATACAATATAAATCCATTTGTATTAGAAATACATCAAAAAGATGTAACTACTCTTCAACGTATTTCAAGTGAAATAATTGATAAACAATCGAATGATGACGTTTATTTAAAACAAAATATATTAGGTGTATTTTCTATTGCTGCCCGTTTAGTTCCTATCAAATATAATAAAATATTAATAGTAGAACCAGGTGTGAAATTTAGACTAGATGAATCCCTAGAACAACGTTTTACAAGTGTTTTATCTGATTTTACTCCGGTTATTCGAATGGGACAGATGATATTATTTAATCAACGTGATATTTTAATGAATATACCACCTTATTTTTTTGGAGCAAATACTGAAATACTCGAGAAAGTATTACATACAACAATTCCTATTGATAAAGAAATTAATAATGAACAATTTGATAGTATACAATCAATACAAAATCAAGTATTAGAAAAAGATTTAATATTAGAACAATTACCTCGTTATAATTTTTTTAAAGTAATTAATGAAATAGAAAATGAAGATAATACTAAATATATTGAAATAGATTTTACAATTGGTGCTTTACCTATGGTTTTATCTGATGAAAAATTACCTAAAAATAATCCTAATTCTTTAGAATGGATATCAGAATATATAAGTAAATATATTGGTGAGGAAAAAGTCAAAGTGACTGACCAAAGTATTGAAATAAGTAATGATATAGATATACCGTTTATTAAAAGATTAACAAAAGCGGTAGAACAAATATTATTAAAAAAATATATGATAGAAACAAATATAAAAGTATTTCAAGGTCAAAACAAAATTATAATTCAATCCGTTCAAATAGCTGAAAAAGAGGTCGAATCCAAATCTCAAATACTACCATATTATACTATACATCATAAATATTATATACATGACATCACGATTGAAGATTTACAAAAAATAAATCATTTAGTTAACGATTTAAAGAAATCAATGAATGTAGATAAAACAATACGAATACCTAGTTTTCCAAGTCATGTACAAATAATTCGTTTAGGTAATTTTGTTTTCTATTATAATGGAATAGAGGATGATATTACTATTTATAGCTTATCAGAAGCGAGGTTTATCCAAGAAAAACCTCAAGAATTTGAAAATATAGACCTAAATTTATTATTAATTATGTTTAAAGATAAAAATGAATCACTGCTAAAAATAGTATTTACAGATAAGTCTAGACTTCAATTTACGAATACTCCTAAATTAAGTAAATATATTGGATTAAAAGGTCTTGAAACTACAAAATTAAGTAGGACAGTTCTTAAAACATTATCACAATTAGAACCTCCTTTTAATGATTTTAGTGATAAAATAGGTTATATAGATTAATAAAAATTGATTTTCTTTATTTCTTAAAAAAATAATAAAGAAAATATAATGCGCGGAGTTCGTACAATTTGGTTTGACCTAGAAACAAATGGATTAAATCCATTTTATAATAAGATTATTGAAATAGGTGCTATTGATAGTGATGAACATGCTTTTCAAAGTTTAATCAAGATAGGTACACCTCTTGAACAAAAAATAGTAGATATAACAAAAATAACGGATACAATGTTAGATACAATGGGTAATGAAGAAAAATTAGTAATTGAATCATTTTATACATATTTAACAAATTATAGACAAAACACCCGTACATTTGTAATTGCTCATAATGGTGATAGTTTTGATAGAATGTTTATAAAAACCGCTTTTAAAAAATATGGACTTACTATTCCATCAAACATATTCTTCTTAGACAGTTTACATTTAGCCCGAATGACTATGCCAAATCGAACGAGTTTTAAACAGGAGTTCTTAGCAGAACGTTTTAAAATTACTAATCCATCACCACATCGAGCGTATGGTGATGTTATAGTATTACGAGGTATTTGGGAAAAAATGGTAGAATTATTTAGCAAAATGTATCCAAGAACAGATATAGTATTCATTTATAATACTATATACTTTTAGGATATAGTATTCATTTATAATACGATATACTTTTAGGATATAGTATTCATTTATAATACGATATACTTTTAGGAATTTTTATTTAGTATATTATAATAATGAATTAAGCTTTTTTCAAAATTAGTAAAGGGAGAAAAAGCTATTGGACGATGATTTTTTATATATTTTATTGCGTCTGTATGTTTCATATTATATTGTGACATTAGATATGCTGCTACTACACAGGCACTGCGCTGCATTCCAGCATGACAATGAACATATATATTTTCATTACGTTTTATATGAAATTTAATAATATCTACTATTTTTGGTAAATATAAATACATAGTATATAAACTATTTTCTTGACGGTCATCATCCACCGGTATTCTATATTTATATGCTACCTCTTGATTATTAAAATAAAATGGCAAATCTTTTGAACAATTAATAATTACTTTAATATTATTATTTTTAATAAAATTTTCATTAGAACTATCCGCATAATTACCTAACCATATTTTATCAGTAATACGATTACTAAAATTTATTTTATAATAATAATTTAAAGTTGAAAATGCTATAAAACTTGATTCTTTTTTTTGACATCTAAACTTATTAGCACTATATAAGGTATCTATATGATTAATTATTCCCATATATACTTAGTTTATATAAAAAATTGATATTATTTATATATTATATAAAATATAAATGTCAGGAAAAGGGCGAGGAAATACAATAAAATTAGTTAGAAATAATCATTTAATACATTGCTATATATATAAAAATTTAGCCATATTCAAAGGCGATACTTATGTTTATAGAGGATTATTTAAACGTAATGGAGGAAATTATAATAAAGAACACTATGGATATGTCGTTCCATTAGATAAAATAGATAATGTTAAAAACGAAATTTCTAAAATGGTTTCAGGATTCATCATTTTTAAAAAAGGAGATGAAGAACTAAATATAGATATTCAAAAAACTACAACAAATCATATTAAATTTTACGAAGATGATGATGATTGTTATACGAATAATACAAGCGATAAACTAATTATTTAACTAATAGTTTACTTTCAATTGTTTCCACTATTTCTTTATGTTTTTTTTTACTCTCACTAAATACTTTACACATTTCTAATTCAGGATGTTCACTACACAATTTATCTAATTTTTTATCTACACTATTTAGATTTGTTTTTCTTGACAAATATAATAAATATAATAAAATCAATAATAATCCCCACCAAATTATTTTAGTAATGTTAATAAAAATAAAAATGAATAATATGATTAATCCTACTATTAAATAATTCAAATTTACATTATCTTTAATGTAATACAAAAATTTATAAATATCTCTATATAAACTCATATATAATAATTTCACATAAAAAAAATAGTATATAACGCATATATCATTAAATTATGTATTTGAATATCATTTGAACGTTCCAATAATAAATATATATCATTATAGTATTTAAATGAATGTTTTTTTATAGAATCACTTGTTAAAATATATGTAGAAATTGAACTAAAATAAATATTACTATCTAAATCTCCATTTATAATTTTATGCCATATCATTTGAGTTGAACTTATTTTTGGTATACTATTTATTACACTATCTATTTCTAACCATTCACT